CTGATCCCCGTCGTCACCCCGTGGCGCGACAAGGTCGCCCGCAAGACCAGCACCGACGGCAACCCGTTCGCCGTGTGGCGCGCGATCATGAACCTCACCAACAGCCAGCCTGACCCGAGCATGGGCTTCGACTATGCCGCCAACGAGGTCATCTTCTCCGAGCAGGACTTTCAGGCCCGCTACAAGCCGACCGGCCTCGCCGGCCTGGTCACCCAGGACGCGTTCGACCTCGCCAAGGGCTACGCCGACCCCTACGCGGTCTCCACGTTCCAGACCCTCAATCAGGTCCTCATCGCGGACGACCGCAAGCTCATGGGCGCCCAGTCGTTCGCCCTGGCCCGGCCCGCCGCGCCGACCGTGGCCCAGCACGCCTCCGGCGGCACCATCGGCGCCGTCAGCCTGTACGTCGGCGTCGCGGCCAGGACCGGCAGCGGCTACTACTACGGCTCCGGCAACAGCCAGGGCACCGCGAGCCTCGTCAGCACCTTCGGGTCCGGGGCGGCCAACTCCGTGACCGCGACCGTCGCCTCCGTGCGCGGCGCCGTGGCCTACGACTGGTTCTACTCCGCCGACGCGTCGACCTGGTACTACTACACGACCACCAGCGTCAACACCGTCACCATCACCAAGACCATCGCCGCGAACCAGGCGGTGCCCGCGAACCTGCCGGACCTGACCACCTCGTGGAAGGGCACCGCCAGCACCCCGCCGACCATCAGCACCGCGGGCGACAACGGCTCCGCCAACGCCAACGACTACGACGGGTTCCTCGCCAGCCTGACCGGCGACTACAACGGCACCGGCCAGTGGATCCAGTCCGGGACCGGCACCGTCAACCCGTCCATCAACAACTCGCTGGACGGTGCCGCGCTCACCCTGTCCGGCGGCTCCGTCGCCGAGATCGAGAACTACCTGTTCCTCACCCTGTGGAACCAGGTCAAGTGCAGCCCGACCGCGCTGATGATGAACGCGGCCCAGGCGCAGGAGATCGCGAACCTCGTCCTCGGCGGCTCCGCGGCGACCACGTTCCTCAACACCGACTCGTCCGGCCGCATCTCGACCACCGCCGGTGGCCGGGTCGGCGAGATCGTCAACGCCCCGGCCGGTGGTGTGACCGTCCCCATCGAGGTCCACGTCTCCCTGCCCCCGGGCACGATCATCGCCCGCACCGACCGAGTGCCGTTCCCGCAGGCCAACATCAGCTCCGTGCTGGAGTACCGCAACCTGCGCGACTGCGCCCAGTTCGACTACGGCATCAACCGCAACGCGGGAGTCGCCGGTGGCGGCCCGAGGCGCGAGTTCGAAATCCGCTCCGTCGGCGCCTTCCTGAACCGCGCCCCGGTCGCGATGGCGTCGCTGCAGAACGTCGCCTGACCTGCCGCTTCGTAGCGCGGGCGGTCCTGAATCGCGCCCCAGTGCTCCCCGCAGGGAATCCCCATCCCCTGCGGGGAGCGTGTTCCAAGAACCTCAACCCTCACCGAGGAGAGCAGCATGCGCCTGTACACGCGCACGGGCGCGATTGCGCTCGACGACCCCGAGTACGGACACTTCGACGCCGACGAGAACGGCGGCTTCGACTTCGACGACGATCTGTCGGACAAGCTCCACAGGTTCGCCTTCCGCGGCAAGCCCGCGTGGGAGACGGAGGTCGAGCGCCAGCAGCGCCTGGCGACCGAGGAGTTGGAGCGGCGCCGCGACCCGGCGACCCTCCAAGCCCTGGTCGAGCAGCTCACGCTGCAGGCCGCCGCCGGACGTGCTGCGGCAGAACCCGCGCCTGCACCGGTCGCGCCAGTCGAGGACGCGCCGGTCGCCAAACAGACCCGGAAGCGCGCTGCGGCCAAGCCCCCGCTGGACGCATAAGAGCGCAGAGCTGCACTGCCAGAAGGGGTGACGCTTCGTGCCTACCGGGACTCCCTACATCACCCCCGAGATGGTGTCCAACTCGCCGACGGGTGTGTCCTGGCAGATCATCCCGCAGCCTGATTCGGACAGCATTGCGCAGTTGGCGGAGCTGACGAACATCTGCTGGCGGGCCACGAGCATCGTCGACACCTACTGCAACCAGGTGCTGCGATCGACCGTCGACAACGAGCAGCTGACCGGCCCGGGCGCCCCGCGGGTTGGGATCCAGCGCGGCAGCAGCAATGGCCTACTCGTGATGAGTCGCTGGCCCGTGACCGAGGTGCTGGCGATTCAGACCTCGCCGAACAGGTCCTGGCCGCGATCCTGGTCGACGGTGCCCGCCGGCCAGTACGAGGTCGAGCACCCGCTCATCAACCTGTACACGGATGCGGCATCGGCGACCGGCCCAGACGGCGGCGCGTCGATCGTCGTCGCCCCGGGCTACATTCCGCCACTGTCCCTGGGGCGGAACTCGACGCGAGTGCTGGTGTCCTACAACAACGGTTGGCCTCACAGTTCCCTGACTGCGGCGGCAGTCGCGGGCGACACGGTGCTGCACGTTGACGACGTCACCGGCTTCACGGGCGTGTCCGCGTTTGCCTACGACGGATCATTCACCGAGACGCTGTCGGTGCTGTCGGTAGCCGCGACCGTTCCGCTGAACCTTCCGAACGGTGTCGGAACGGCCCAGACGGGGGCCGGCACGATCACCCTCGCGTCGCCGCTGGCGAATCCGCACGCGGCCGGGGTGTGCGTGTCGGCGCTGCCCGCGAACGTCATCTGGGCTGCCGCCCTGGCTGCGTCGGCGCAGGCCCTGGAGGCGGGAATCACGTCGATCAGCGTGCAGAACATCGCCGGGTCGCTGACGGAGGGCGGCCACGGGGTTGGGGATGTCCAGACGTCATACGAGTGGCTCCTGGAGCCGTTCATGAGGAGGTTCTGATGGCAGCGAAACGCAAGGCCACGACCGCAGGGACCGCGAAGCGCATCGCCACCGCGAAGAAGCGTGCGGCGCTCGCGAACAAGCGCATCGGCCGCCGCGGCGGCACGCACACCCGCACGGTGAACGCCCCCAAGCCCTGGTAGTCGCCGTTCGCTGAGGGGAGGCACTGGTGCCGCTTCTCAGCGTCCAGCGTTACATCGCGTCCGTGTTCGACGGCCTGTCGGTGCCGGGTCAGACGAAGCCCCTGACCGCGAAGATCACGCCGCCGGTGACGATGAACCTCGATGGGCCGGTGGCGTTCGTGTGGGGCGGGTCGATGCGCGCCGAGCGCCAGGCCGGGCCGCGCGCCCAGCCGGGCAGCGACCCGAGTACTGCGGGGTTCAAGCATTTGCAGTGGGACGTCGACGTGTGGCTGTGCTACCTGACCAATCCGAACAGGTCGACGCTGGACTCCGAGTTCCCGGCGTTCGTCGACGCGGTCATGGCGCAGATCTGGTCGACGCCGACGACGTTGTTCATCGACGCGCAGGGCGTGCCCTCGGAGCAGACTCCAGGCCCCCAGGGTGTGACGCAGATCCTGTCGGTGGGCGAGCGGTTCCGGCTGGAATACGCGCCGGTCCACGCCGTCTCCAGCCAGCGAATGCTGTACTTCGACGCCCGCTTGACGCTGGAGATCTACGAGGCGGTTCAGGCGTGACTCTCGCCATCAAGGTCACCGGGGCGCAGGCCTCCCCGCTGTCGAGGTTCAGCTGGCGCGTGGCGTCCTCGCAGTGGGCGAATCAGGTCGAGTCGCTGGTCAAGGACCGGCTAAGGCAGGCCGCACCGGTCGGCCAAGGGCCCGGGGCTGGCCGCCTGAGGGACTCGATCAAGTCGGAGCGGGTCCTCGGCGCGGCCACCGTGGTCCTGACGTTCACCGCGCACGTGCCCTACGCCGGATTCGTGCTGGAGGGCACCGGTCCGCACGACATCCGGCCTCGCAACGCCCAGGCCCTGCACTGGACCGGACCGAACGGCTCGATGTTCGCGCGCCTGGTGCACCACCCCGGGACGCGCCCGAACCCATTCCCCGAGCGTGCGATCCGCCCGCTCGAACCAGCGATCCAAGCGGCCCTCCGGCACGCGATCTCCGCCCAACTACAGCCCTGAGTCCTGGAGGTGCCGTGAGGCTCCGTTATGTCGGCAGCACGCCGACGACGTTCATCACGCTCGGGGTCGAGGTCGAGCCCGGCTGCGAGTTCGAAGTCCTCGACGATGCCGCGTCCGGCCTGCTGGCCCGCGCGGACATCGAGGAAGTCGCCGCGCCTTCCACCCCGCGCCGCAAGGCCGCCAAGGCGTCCGCCCCCGACCCCTCCGGCACCACGCCGGACCCCGACGTGACCGAGGAGGTCAGCCATGGCGTACCCGACGATCATTGAGGCGGATGGTGCACTTTCCGCAACCGGCATGGCCAAGGAGGCCTCCTTTGGCGTGCCGCTGACCCCCACCACGTTCCTGCCGGACACCGGCAATACGATGGAGGTCGACCCGGGCTGGTTCTCGCCGTCCCTGATGATGGGCCTGCGCGACCGTAACGTGTACAACCTGCAGGGCGAGGAGAAGCACGCCGGGGCCATCGACGGCCCGCTGTTTCCGTCCAACGGCATGGCGATGATGGTCGCCGCGATCGGCGCGGACAACGTGGCCGGAGCCGGAGTCACGGGCACGGCGAGCACGGGTTCGACGACGCTGAACGGCGGCGTGTCGGCGGGCGCCGGCACGATCACGGTGACGTCCCCGACGGGCTTCGTGACCGGCACCATCGTGCAGATCGGCATCAACGGCACCGGGCCGGTCGTGACTGCCGAGTGCCGCAAGATCACGGTGGCCGGCAGTGTCTTCACGCTGGACCAGCCGCTGACCTACGGGCACCTGACGGGTGTGGCCGTGATCGGGGTCGTGGCGCCGTTCACGCACAGCATCCAGCAGGCCAACACCCTGCCGTCGCTGACGATCGAGCGGAACATCGGCGGGCGGCAGTCGCAGCAGTGGGCCGGGTGCAAGGTCAACAAGTTCGATTTGAAGGCCCCCGTCAGCAACGAGCCGTGCGCGGTGACGGCGGACATGATGGCGCAGTCCGTGGCGATCATGGACACCCCGTCGGCGATCAGCATCGCGAACGAGGCGCCGTTCGTGTTCGCCGAGGCCAGCGTGTCGTTCTACGGCACCAGCAGGTCCGAGGCCGCGAACGTGGCCGTGTCCATCGACAACATGCTCAAGGACACCTACACGTACAGCGGTCAGCATGGGCCGTCGTTCCTGACCGCAACCCAGCTGCACGTCTCCGGCACTCTCGACATGGTGTGGAGCAGCCTGGACGACGCGACCTACGGCGACTTCAACCGGATGCTCAACCAGACCACCGGCGCGCTCACGGTCACCCTGGCGCACCCGGCGTCGGCCGGCTCCATCGCTATTGCGATGCCGCAGATCGTGCTGGTCAAGGACCCCATCGACCTCAAGTCCGACAGCGTCGTGATGCAGGCCCTGTCGTTCGAGGCCAGCCGGCCGCTGTCCGGTGGCAGCCAGTACACCGTGGGCGCCACGGTGATCAATTCGGCCTACCTGCCCTACTAGCCAACCCCGCACCACGCCGCCCCGGAGCCGTCTGGCCCGGGGTTTTCGCATGTCCACCCTCACTCACGGAGTACAGCCATGGGCTTCATGTCCGCCTACGACGGCACCCACAAGGTCCTCATCCCGCACCCCGACAAGGAGTACTGGGTCGAGCTCAAGAAGAACCTCAGCCACGGTGCGACCGAGAAGTCCGCCGCGGCGCTGCAGGCTATGTCGCTCGTGGACGGCAAGCCCCGCCCGGCACCGGATGTGTTCAAGTCCCGGTCGGAGACCGTCCTCGCGTCGATCGTCACCTGGAACCTCGACGACGACAACGGCACCGTCTGGCCGGTCAACATGCAGTCCGTGCGGCGCCTGCCGGATGCCGTGTTCACGCAGATCCACGAGGCCGTCGAGGAGTCCAACAAGCCGCGCCCCGCCGCCGAGCAGGCCCGGTTTCATGGCGAAGGCGTCGTCGGCGATCCGGATGAAGACGCCGGGGCCCCCGTCGATGTCGACGTTCCTGATGGAGCGGGAGCTGTGGAAGCAGCTTGGGCTGAGGCGTGAAGACCTCCTAGATCGGCCCCAGCGCGAGGTCGAGGACTACCTGTTCTACATCGAGTTGATCTGTCGCGAAGAGCAAGCCCAGAACAGGAGGGCGAACTCTCGTGGCACTCGCTGAGGCGTTCACGATCCTGGCGGTCCTCGAGGCCACAGACAAGATGTCGCGGGTCCTGGAGCGAGTCGACGGATCCCTGAATCAGTTCTCGGAGACTGCGACCCGCGCTGCCACCACGGCAATGGAGGCCGGGGCGAAGATCGACGAGTCGCTGCTGCAGACCGCATCCGGCGCGGACGCACTGGAGCTGGCGGACGCCCGGGTCGCAGGGGCGCAGGCGCGGGTCGCGGAGACCGCCAAGGCGCAGGCCGACGCCGAGCGGGTGCTGCTGGAGGCACAGGCGCAACTCGCTGCAGCCGAGGACGGCGACGCAGTCGCGGCGGGGCGGTTGACGGCCGCCTTCAGCGAGCTGACCGCGGCCCAGAAGCGCTCTGCCCTGGCGGCGAAGGAGGCTGCAGCCGCCGGCAGTTACCAGTCCGACGTGAGCCGTGCGACGGCGCTCTCCACCACGGAGGGCCGCGTTGCGGCCGACGCCGCGGCGGCCTCCCAGACGCGTCTGGCGGAGCAGCAGCGCCTTGCTGCGACCGGTGCGGGCGCGGCATCGAAGGCGATGAAGTTCGGGGCCCTGGCGGTGGCCGCGATCGGCTACGAGTCGATCAAGAGTGCCGGGAACTTCGAGTCGATGACCGAGCACCTGGTCACCGACGCCGGGGAGTCGCAGCAGAACATCGGCATGATCCGCTCGGGGATGCTGGCGCTCGCCACCGCGACCGGCACCTCCACGGACCAGATGGCCGCGGGCATGTACCACGTCGAGTCCGCCGGGTTCCACGGCCAGAGGGCCCTGGATGTCCTCAAGGTCGCAGCCGAGGGAGCCAAGGTCGGCGGCGCCGACCTGGACACCATCGGGCAGGCCCTGACCGGCACCATGAACGCCTTCGGGACCTCCGGCGGCACCGCGACTCAGATGATGAACGCGATGATCGCCACCGTCGGCGCGGGCGACATGAAAATGGAGGCCTTCGGGTCCTCGCTGGGCAACGTCGCGGCAATCGGCGCATCGGCGAAACTATCGTTCGCGCAGGTCGCGGGCGGCGTCGCGACGATGACAGCGCAGAACGTCTCCGCGCAGCGCGCCACGCAGGACCTGGCGCACACCATCGGGTCGCTCGGCAACCCGACCGCAGTGCAGACCAAAGAGATGACCGCGATGGGCATCAACTCCCTGCAGCTGTCGAGCAACCTGGGCAAGGCGGGCCTGACGGGCACGTTCGACACCCTGGTGCAGGCCATCGCCGCCCACACCAAGGGCGGTGCGGTCGAGGTCAACACCCTGAACGCGTCGAAGGCCGCAGCGGCCCAGGCCAACACGGTGCTGGGGCAGATGCCGCCGGCGATGAAGAAGGTCTCCGAGTCGTGGACGGCGGGGACGACTACTACGGCCCAGTACAGCAAGGCGATCCACGCGTTGCCACCGGCGCAGCAGAAGATGTATCTGGCGTTCGAGCAGATGACGAAGAAGTCCGGCGCCTTCGCTCAGTCGTTGCAGGCCAATACGCCGATGGCGCAGACGTTCAACGCGGCGCTGGCGAAGATGACCGGCGGCACGACGTCTCTGAACACGATTCTGATGCTGTCGGGGCAG